ACTCTTTGAACCGTGCCATATCGATCTCGTCCATGCCACCGGCGTTTGAGATCGTCCAATAAATGATCGACGCCTCATCAACTGTATTCGCAAAGCCTGACTTAATGAGATCGTAGCAGTCTATCGCCTCGCGTTGGCCGACAAGCTCTGACTGCCTTGCGCGGTTGCCGTAGAGCGGAATAATCGGGAAGCCGGGATAGTTTTGATATGCAAGGATTTCCGTACCGTCCGCTTCGGAACTTGCCTCAACAGATACATATCCGCGCTTCGCCTCTAGGATCTCCATGTTTTTTCCGCTTCTGCGGATGAACTGTGTAAAGCCGTCCGGCTCGTAGAGTGTTGCGCGAAGCGGCTTCGTATCGGATACCTGCCAGAATCTAATCCCGGAGCGCAACGCACCGTTTTCCTCATCGAGAAGCGGAACGAACTCTGTTACATCGAAAACCTCAAGATGATCAAGGTTCCAGAAGCCATACGATACGCCTCCAACAAGGGCCGCATGCGCTGCGTCCTGCAGCCGAACGTCGAACGATGCGCCGAGTTTTTCTTTGTTCGCGGCTTCTTTCAGCGTCACGCCGTTCCCGAGCAGATACTGCGTTTCCTGCGTGATGAAATTTGCAAAGAAATTGCTCCGAAGCTTATAGTTCGGACTGTAGTTGTCCGGAATGACTTTCCCGTTGAGTGTATAAAGCAGCTTTTGAAAATTAGCAATCGTCACATTCCTGTGCGCGTCATACTCCTTCGCAATAACCGCCTGTTTGTATAAATCCGAGTCTTTGTGATTATTTATCGCGGACAGAATAAATTCCATCCGCTCCCGGTCAGACTTTTCCGCAACCTCTAAAAAATCCTGATATGTTTTCATCTTTTACCTCACCGCGCCAGTTCAGGCACGAACGAATGCTCTTTGAACGCCTTTTTCAGTACCGTCATAGCCATATACCGAATATCGTCCATCGCGTGGTCGTTGTCCTTTATAACTTGATCTTCTCTTGCTTTGTCGTCCCACCGGTACAGCCCAAATTCACGTATGGAGTTCTCGCAGCTTTCGTGTATTTTTATTTTCCCATTTTTGAGAAAAGCAGACACGGTTCGGATTCCGTTCATTACATCGTTATCCGCGTGCCTAACTTTGAACCGCCCGCGTCTCCGCAAGGCTTCGATAAACGACGCTGCCGAAGGGTCTACGACGACCGCCGATATTGTTCTGTCTCCCGCCAACTGTTCCACCATGTCGCAGTACTCTTCGTCGGTCTTCTGGTGGTGTTCGGCTCGACCGGAATAATATACTTCCGCCACTCGAACCGCGCATTTTTTCGTGACCCTCCAAAGCCCAGCGGAAAACGGGTTTCTCGTTCCGTAGTCGATGGAAATGTAAAAGTCCCCGTCATCCGGGCCATCATGCACGATGCAGTTTTCTCCAAACATCGGATACACAAGCCCTTCTGCGATTACCCAACGCCCGAGAATGTATCTGTCGTAGAATACGCCGGAATACATTCCTTTCGTCCGCTCGATCATCTGCGGAGTAAGAATTGGATTGTCTTCCAGCAGGAAGTGGATGTGCTGCGTGTTCTCGCGCGGACGCTCAATCCACTCTTTGTAGAACCAATGGCTCGGGCTTTCCGGATTGCAGTTGAAGAAGTATTTCGGATGTTCAAACGAAATCGCACGGGAAAGCGCCTGCTCCACAAACGAACGCGGCATAAGTGCCACTTCGTCGAACAGCACACCCGCAAGTGTAATGCCCTGAATGAGCATATACGAGCTTTCGTCCTTGCCGCCGAACAGATAAAACCAGTTTGTCTTGTTTCCGCTTCGTACCGTGAGAATCCTCGTCGAAACTTTATAACTCATCGACAAAGCCGCGCCTAACCCATCGACCTCCATCAATGGCTTTAATATGTTTCTTTCCGCCGCCTGAACCGTCTTCCCGCAAATGGCGAAATTCGTATGATCGTAGTTATTCATCGCCCATAAGACGAACGTCAACGCCATAATTGTTGTTTTTCCGGAACGGACAGAGCCATCACAGATCAGCGCCATATCCTCCGACTGTGCAAACTCCATGATCTGCCGTTGCTTTTTCGATAATGGATTAATCTGCATTTCCGTTGCCCTTGAGCGCCAGAATCAAAGCCGCCAAAGCTGCCGGGTCTCCGCTCTTTTCGCTTGCTCCGTCTGTCTGGTCTAGGTACTGTTTTCCTAGCCAGATTGCCATATTTGCATTCTTTTCCGCAAGCTTCCATTGGCTTCTTCGTAAGGAAATTTTCCCTGCTCCGCGCTTTTGCCTGAAAACTTCGGAGAAAAGTGCGCCATATGTCCGTTTACACCATGAATCCAGCGTTTTGTCCGTGATTCCGAACCACCCGCAGATTTCCTCGAGTGTGCATTGGAGTGCGCACAGGTTCTCGAACTGCTTCATGTCTATTTCTTTTCTCGGTCTCCCCATAACCGCCCTCCTTTCTCCTCTGGCGTTTGATAAACTTCTCCATGTCCCGCTTCAAATACGGGCTGGTTGTTTTGTCAATAATTCCCTGTGCCTCTTCAACCGTCACTCAGAAGCACCGCCTTATCCCCTGTGAACTTCTCCCAACGATCAATGATTACATCGGCATACTTTGGGTCAAACTCCATGCAATATGCATGCCTCCCGTTCTGCTCCGCTGCCATGATCGTTGTGCCAGAGCCAGCGAACAGATCAAGAACATTCTCTCCCGGCTTGCTGGAACATTGCATCTGGTAGTCGAACAGTTTAATCGGCTTCATGGTCTGGTGCTCCGCAGACTTTACCGGCTTATCAAAATTAAGCACCGTTGTCTGCTTTCGGTTTTTGAAGAAGTAATGCTTCTTGCCTTCCGTCCATCCGTAAAGGCACGGTTCATGCCCTTCCTCTTCGATTTCGCTCTCGCCATAGAGGCAAGGTTCATGCTTCCACTGGAAATCCTGTCTCCCCATCACAAGGGAGTTCTTCACCCAGATCAGGCACTGTCTGACGCGCAGCATCGCGTCTTTACACGCACCGCGAAAGTTATACCCTTCACTGTCTGCGTGCCAGATGTAGAACGGGGCACCTGGTTTCATGACCATTGCTGCATTGGAGAAGGCATCCGTCAAAAATCGCCTGAATGCTGTATCTTCCATGTTGTCGTTTTTGATTTTACCGGCGGCGCCCTGATAGTCCACATTGTACGGCGGGTCCGTGAGAAGCAAGTCCATCTGTGCCCCCCCTACGAGCTTCTGTACGTCTGTCAAAGACGTGCTATCCCCGCACATAAGGCGATGATCTCCAAGCTGATATACATCGCCAAGTCTGCTCTTATGCTCTGCCGGAAGAACAGGATCATAATCATCCTCCACAACGGAATCGTTCAGCTCGTCGCGAAGTCCCCAGTCAAAGTCAAAAGCCGACAGGTCAAGCCCCGGCAGTTCGACCGACAGCAGGTCAAAGTCCCAGTCGCTCTCGTTGCTTTTGTTATCTACCAGCCGCAGGGCGTTCACTTGCTCCGGTGTCAGATCATCTACGCAGACGCACGGCACTTCTTCCATGCCCAGCTTCTTTGCCGCCAGAGCGCGGCAATGACCGATTACAATCACACCGTCCCGATCAACTACAATCGGCTGAACAAAGCCGTACTGCTTGATGCTTTCTGCAACGTTGTTGATCTGCCGTTTATCGTGTTTCTTTGCATTCTTCCCATAAGGCGTAATGCTATCTAATTTCAAGCTCTTTACTTCCATTTCATCCCTCCTTATTCACCCTTCCAATCTTCCTTTTCACGCTCCACCGGATTGCGGCGTCCGGTGGAGCTAAGAAAAAGGAGGTTCCGCAGTACGCTGCGTAGCCGTAAGAAGGATGAAAGCGCAGAGGATACACCTCTACGCTCTCAACGATACACTATGTTTAAGGCTCTCTTACGCAAACTTTTGAATATAAACCACGTTTTTCTGCCACCAAGTAGATAAACTGCCTATGCCATTCCTGAGCGGTACGCTCCGAAACATATACCACCATAGCAGCGCCCTGTAGGGTATGTGTACGCTTCCAAAGAACCAAATCTATGAGCCGGAGGCGTTCCGACCCGTCGATAAGCTGTTTTGTTTCCTCGATTGCAGCTTCGACAGCAGAGATTTCATCCCGCGTCATAAGCGTACCGCTTTTGTAACTTCGTATCATCCACTTCGCATACCCCCACCATCCATAGCGCGGTTTGCTCACCGTATCAGCCCCCTTACTCTGTTCCGTCCAATATTTTCTTGATATCCTCTGCATTGATTTTGACAATATCCATTACAACGTCGCTCATAATGTTAGCGGCAAAAATAGCTTTGTCCTGCCCCGTCGAATTGAAATATCCCGTCTTTGTTGTCCCATCCTCCGCAGTAGCAACAATGCAGATCGATGAGGGCTTGAAATCTAACACAGTTTTTAGGGATTCTTCCAGCCAAGTGGAGTATTCCTGTTTTGTAATATCCCCCATCATCTGCCCGAACTCCCGAACCCATTGTCCCCGCGTTCCGTCTCCTCGAGCGAGCTGACCACTTCCAGTTCCGGCAGGATGCAGGGCAGTATAACAAGCTGCGAGATCTTATCGCCCCTACAGACCTTGTAGGGCTTGCTTCCGTGGTTGTATAGCTTGACAATGATGCTTCCGGTGTAGCCGACGTCGATGACCCCTTCGCTGGTGATTCCGTGTTTGACATTCAGACCGCTTTTGCTCTTGAGAAATCCCACGGTGTTTTTGGGCAGCTGGACATGCACGCCTGTATCAAACAATTCGCTTTCTCCGGGATAGATGTAAACGTCGTCGCTCGCCGAATACAGGTCTAACCCCGCATCGTATTCATGCGCCCTTGTGGGCATGAACGCCAACAAATCTAAAACAATTTTCATTTTTCCCACCAATCCTTGATTGTATCGTTCCGTTCGAAAAACGGCTGAAAGAACGGACCGCAGAGCTTCTTAAGACTCGAGTCAAGCCGGTGAATTGCATCTCCGGATTCCTTCTTGCCCAGCCATGCCACGCCGTATTCTGCGTCAAGCTGCTCCATTTTGTCCAGAAGTTCCTTTGCCTTCGCCGGGCTTTTGAGCATGCCCAGTTCATGCGCCGCCACAAAGAAAAGATCTACCACCTTCTGCTTTCCTGCCTCCATACCGGCGGCAAAATAAGCCTTGTTGCTTCTGCGAATACGCTTTGCCAGATCGTTCATTGCACTCATAGCTGTATCCCCCTTATGTACTTATCAAAATACGTCACTGCCACCGCCATCGCCGCCCACATATCCGCTGCGAACCCGTAAAAGAAACCGGGGTTCTTCTTTGTTCCTTTCCCATAATTCGGCTGGCCGGGCGCGTAGCGGTCGACGAGGGCTTGTCTGATGTTCGCATCCTTCGCCGACGCTCTGCCACATAAGTAAAGCTTTTCTTCCCGGCGGAAGATCTTCTGTATCTGGTAGCACCGCTGGAAAAGCTCGGCATATTCCCAAAATCGCCCGATCCAAAAGCAGGTGTCGAACACTTCCTGCCCGACCGGCATACCCATTCCGGCAACCATTTCGATTGCCAGGTGCTGATACTCCCGGCAGAGAACGGGGAATATCTTCCCGTTCGGAACTTTACCAACGTCCAGCACCTTCCGGATTTCCTTCCCGTCGTGCTCCACCAGCACATAGCCGGATTGGATGTTGCCGGGGTCAATTGCCAGAATCGTTCCCACGTTTTGCCCTCGCTTTCCAAAACATACTGTTGTAGATGTCATATCGGTGTTGGATGCAGGTACTCATGACCTCCGGTCGAAGTCTTGACCAGCTCTCATACAAACCGCATGTCTGCATCTCCGGGCACCCGCACCGGTAAATGCAGTTTGGCACCAGCACGTCCGAGATCTCCGGCTGCACCTCATGCAGCACCGCTTTGAAATCCTCGGCATACGCGCGCGTCTCCGGGTCTGCCTGGCTGCATAACCGCTTGCGCATGGAATCGATCAGGGCTTGTACGTTCGCTTCTCCCTCGAAGACCACCGGCGCGTCCTGCGGGAGCTTGTCCCTCGGCGTTCCGGTCCGGTCGGTTCTCTGCGTAGAGATAAAGCACTCCCATTTGTGCCTTGACCAGTGCGTCGCAATCCAGCTCTTAATGCCTTTCCAGACCCACGATACCGAGATCCGCCGAATCGGCGAGTGTTCGGCAATTAAAATCCGGCGCTTAAAATCCTCGCTCGGCTCATGTCCCAAAGAGCCTTTGCCGGAGGTGGCACGGCAGGTGTCCACGACCTCCTGCCAGTCTCCCTTGATGTTTGTAATGTGTGTGTTCATTCTTCCCTCCGTTCTCCGCAGCTGCAAAAATCATCCGGTTCTACGCAAACCGCGTGCAGATAACACAGCCCGTCCGGATGGTTTCTGTAGTGCTTGCAGTCCTTGCAGGGGACCACCGGCACAACGTCAGCTGCGGGAGCATTTTTGAGCAGAAAAATGACTTTTTGAAGCAAGAACTCCGCTTCTCTCGTATACAAAGTCCCGGCGTTCCGCTTGACCGCATCGATTGCGCCAGAACGTAGGATGTATTTATCACTCATTTGTGTCCTCCATCATCGCGCCGCAGCCCGCTCATTCTGTAGCGCCCCAACTGCAAAAATCATCCAGACTTGGCTTAACCATGCCGTGCTTCTCCCTGCAGATCACAACCCCATTTGCAAGCGTTCGCAACTTATGCTTGCAGTCCTTGCAGCGCACTATTTGTATAGCATCGCCCGGAAATGACGCCATCGCCCTTTCAAAGTCTTCCGCGAAAATTATGCGACAAAGCCCGCGACCATCGCTCAAATCATGAAACGGGATCTTCTTCAACCATTCCCTCAGACCATCGGCGGAAATCATTTTTTCACTTTCCACGTTCTACGCCTCCATCCATCTTCGCGCCGCATTCGGGGCAATATTTCGGCAGGTTACCGAACCATCCAATCAGTTCACCGCACTGACTACATTTTTCGGCGTTGTTTACATCATCGGAAAGAAAATCATCTTTAATCCACCGCCCATGCACCACCTCCGCAACGTCAGCGGAGGGCATATCCGAGATGGATTGCAAGTTTTTTGCGCTGCACCCGTCCTGCATTAGTTTCATAAGTGCCGCTTCTCGCTTGATGTATTCGTCAGGCATGGTCGGCCTCCAATTTGCCTTTGTGTTTCTTCACGAGCTCCTTCGCTAAGTTCAAGCCGACTGCAGTATAGTCCAATTCGGAGTCCCCGATAGCCGGTTCAACGCATCCTTCCGTCCCACCATATGTGCCATGATGCTGTGCGAAGTCACTTCCGTCCGGGAAACGCACTGCATAGCCGTCGTACAGGTGCTCTATCTTGCATTTGATTCCAAGATCGACGCAAAAATGGTACAATGCGCGTATTTCAGTGTATTTTGCTGGAAAATCTAACGTTCTTTCCTCAGGTGCCAGCGCCTCCGCGCGCTTGATGTAATCAGTCATCATTTACCCTCCTGTTCCATGCCTCAACGGCTTGTTCTTCCGTGTCGTAAATATACACACCACCCAAAATCCCGCCATCGCACTCATAGCTTGCAATCGGGCATTCCGGGTTGTCCTCGTGAGCATGGTGAAGCATAAAGCCAAGTCCACTATATGGATGTTCTCTATATGCCTCATCATGTAGATTCCCTTCGTCATCGCACGGAACAAGACTAACTTCACCGCCACAGAACGGGCACGGTTTCAGTTCAGCCATCCTTCTTGCCCTCCTCTACACGCGACTTAAGCCATTCTTTGATTTGCATCGCGCACGAACAGCAAAGCTCAATATCAGGTGATTCTTCATGGAACGCGCTTCGTACGTTTACATACGTCGCAGAGCTTGTGGGGTTTATCTCCGCCCCGCAGCGGTCACATACTCGTTTCGTTGCCATCCTTCTTGCCCTCCATCTGTTCAAAGTAAAACGTGATCGGTTTCTCATGCTCGACAACGTTGCCGTAAGCAACTCCCACCTTGTAGATGTAGTTTTCTCGGAGCTTTCTGGGAATTTCCGCGATATAGCGCCGGAACGTTTCCAGAGAATTTGCCCGCTTGTAGTGGTTGCACATTCGGCATGACGGCATAAGGTTGGAAATATCGTCCGTCCCTGCGTCTTCGGCGTTCCATGCACGTTGCGGCTTGAAATGATCGACTTGCATATCCTTGATGTCGATAGCTCGTCCACAATAGGCACAGTGACCGTCATACTTCGCATAGACCGCTTCCCGTTTTTTCTTACTGAAACTCACTTTGCAGCCTCCATTTCCTGCAAAGCCTTCTCGGCTTCTACGCGGCTCAAAAATACGGTCTTGCCGAGGCAGGCATCGGTTCGGAACCCACCGTGCGAAATCGTGCTTTTCAGAAAAACAAACGTCCCTTTTCGGTTCACCTGGATTCGGTACACATGGCAGCCGGTGATCACCCCGTTATGGACCCAATACGCCATATCTCCCACCTTGCACGGCAGAATCAGGACGCGCCCGTCCTTGTCGGCTTTCATCAGCTCCACCATTCGTGAGATGGAGTAATCATAGCCGGAAAGCGTTTCCTCTATCTCTCGCGCCTCGGCGCACGCCTGCGGGGATAATCCCGCATCTTCGTAAGCCTTGAGCCTTTCCCAAACCAGCCTCTGCGTGCAGGTGCCGTCCTGCCGGCACGCCGAGTCTCGGCACTGCGCAATGTCGCAGAAGTTTCCTTCAAATGTCAGTCGCTCCAATTCTCCATCTCCTTCCCGACGTATTCACAATATGCTTTCTCAAGGCGCGCGCCTGCGCTGTCCTTCGCGTCTGGCAGGAAAACGACCAAGTCCGCTACGTCGATCATCGCCATACAAATGCGCATATAGTCCGCAGCCTCCATCCCCTCCGGCAGCTCCGCCGGATTCAGCACGATGTTCCCACACATCCGCAACCCCACTGCCGCCCTTTGAAATTTCGCCTGACACCCCTGATCGCCCGTGATTTTACCGGCGATGTAAATCTTCATGCTTTTCCATCCTTTCCCGGCAGCGGCACCATATGGCATTTATCTGCCGCAAATTCTGCGACATAGAGCAGCGCAGTGCAGGCAAGCAGGATGTCGGCCATGAGCTCTTGCGCATCTTGCTCTCCAAGCCCATCGAAATTTTTCTTCTGCAGGTACTCTGCGTACATAGCGCCAAGCTTTTGGATATTCTCCGCGGCTTCCTGGTACCGTTCTTTCGGCACCGTATACCCAAATCCTACCTTTTTGATTTTGCTCATGCCTTTTCTCCTCCCTCCGGCTCTTCCGGCAATCCGCGCCATTCCCAGTGGTCGCCTCCGCACCCGTAACAACGGCATTTTTCCTCACATCTATCGCACCAGTGCGCAACGTCTGTCCCGGGCTTGACGCATACCGCACAATTTTTGCACGTATCGCAATCTTTTCCATTTTTAGCAATCTCGAGCAGCGCGTCCCTCTCGGCTTCTGCCTCCGCCTGCTCCTTCTGGGCGAGGGCAATCACCATGTCCTTCCACTCGATTTCCTTTCGAAGCGATTCAATCGCGCTCGCTTGCCCATCCGGGAGCACCACATTCTCGGCGGTCAGGCGCTCGATCATGGTGATAGCTTCATCCGCCAGCCGCTCCGTGCAACGCACATACTTCATTTGTGGACAAAGCCCGCAACCCTTCTCTATATGCGTCGCGCAGATACGCAGCGCCTGTATAATTTCCTTGTCTGTCATAGCGTGTCCTCCTCCGATATCAGACCGTATTTTTTGAGCAGGGCGGGAACTTCGTTCTCGCCTATGATCTCGTCACGGAATGTTTTTATGTGCGTCCAGTTGCGCGGCGCCCCGCCGACCCACTGGAACGTCCAAAGAGACGATTCGTTTTTGCTGTGGTAAATATCGACGCTGAACGCTTTGCCGACACGAAAGCCGTTAGAGTCAAGCCGTTCAGGCTCAAGCATGCCTGATATGTACTGATAGCCATTTCCGTCTATCCCGCTTACTGTGAGTTTGTATACCCCTTTTATCACATCGCCCCTCCTATTTTCCGTTTCCCTCTTGCCGCCCTCCGGCAGTTTCTCGCCCCGCCATCCGTCTTTTGCAGCATTTCAAGCGCGTTGGAAAGCTTGATGTACTTAACTTTTGCCATCGCTGTCCTCCCCGTACCTTTCTTTGATCGCCGCTTTTGCCTCTTCCTCCGTCTTGAATACGGAACCCGCTCTGTTACGGTCATCGCGACCGTCAACTTTCAACGTTTCCGTACTCCATATATTCATGCGGTTGCTAGAATCGAAGCAGAGCAACATCCTGACATCCGTGATTTTTGACTTTTTTGGGAAATACGTTGATTTTGAAACGGTTCCGTAGCCTCTGCACGTGGGGCAGTCAATTTCAAGCGTCTCCCCGCCAATGTCAGCCGACACTTTCTTTTTCCCGCCGCACTTCTCGCAGGTATGCCGTTCGTATTCCGAACCGATCACCCAGCACTCATCGCCGGGTTGGAAGCCCTTTGTCAGATGGTTGACGATTGCCTTGACCTGCCTTGCAGGAACCTCGTGCGCTTCGACATAGACCTTCTGCTCACGAAGCTGCTTGATTTCTTTTTCCAGCTCCGTTTTCTCAAAATTAAGGCTGGATATCTCTGCTATGAGCTTATTGGCCTTCGTACTTGCCTCGTTGGCATTGTCCATCAGCTGCTTTACTTCCTCGGTCAGCTCATTCCAGAGCGCAGCCTTTGCGTCCTTAATGATCTGCTCCGCCTTTGACGGCTCCGAGAACATATCATCGTATTCCTCAAAATAACTCATGTTTTTGCTTTCATCCTTTCTGCATCGGCGCGAAGCGCCCGCGTAAAATTGTTATCCACGAAAATTCCGTTGTGTGACGGCGTATGATCCAGCGCCCGCCTTGCAGACTTCCTGCGATTCCTCGCAGGCAACGAGAACTTTCATCGCAAATGCTCCCTCCCCCTTCTTTTTGCTCTTGCCGCCCTCCGGCAATTTCTCGCCCCGCCATCGGTCATCTGGCTTATGTCGATGATCTCGGCGCGTTTGACGTAGCCCGCGTTCCGTTCAGCCTCATAGGTAAGCCACGGCTCGCAGGTAGCGCCACATCCCGGCCCTCGTCGCGGGCAATCCTTGCCGCATGGTCCGGCGTATTTTAGCCTGATCATGTCTTCCTCCTGACCTGCACCGTCACTTCTGCCTCCCAGCACTCAGGTTCCCGGACGGTGATAATTTTCCACCGCCCATCCTCCGGGTCCTTGACGTCGACAAGGTAAAACGTCTTGTTCTTCATCTTCTGCGGATACTTTCGCGCCCTTAAAGGCGTTCTGAGCTTCGGCATGAGCCGGGGGAATATGGGAAGCGGCTTTGGTATGACAATCCAGACCTCGGTTCCCTGCTTCATCATGCTTCCTCTCCCAACATCCGCTGAATCGCCGCCCGCTGCACATCGGACAGCTCGTCCCCGTGATGCTGCACGTTGTATCCAGGCTTCTTCCCCGGCTGTGACGGCGCGCCCTTCTCATGTTCTTTCGATTCCCACGTCAAAAACTTCTGCTTCCAGTTCCGTACGGGGTCGCCCTTCCCGTCGACCCAATTTCCGGCAGAATAATAGTCGAAAAATTTCTGTGCCAGATTCGGGGCTCCACGCTCCTTCGCGTATGCGGAAACCTCTTCCAACGTAGGTGGTATAAATTTCTTACGTTTCTTCTCAGAAATAGAACTACTCTCTTTTCTATTTCCATTTCCATTTCCTAAAGGTAATACCGTGGTATTACCGCAAGCACTACCATCAGCCATACCAGAGTTATCATTTTCTTTGTTCCAACGCTTGCTGATGTTCTCCCTTTGACGCTGGCAATGCTTGTCCCGTTTTTCGATTTCAAGCTCCATCCGGCGATTGAAGTACTTGCCGTCCTCATCCTTCTGAAACTTGCTCATAACCTCGTCTGACGGCTTTTTGACAGCCCGTATGATTTCCTGCATTGTCATATGCCCGCGCTCTCTTTGGAGGCACAGGAGCGTGATATACTGCCCACGCTCCCGCATATCCATCAAGGCACAGCCGGATAGGAAATCCGACGTGTAGAACAAGACGGCAGGGTCTTTGTTGTTTGCCATCCCGCCACCGCCTTAGAACGGCGGCTGATCGCCGTCATCTTCGTCCATCATCGTAAACCCGCCGGGGTTTGCCGGGTCCTTCGGCTCCGAAGATTTCTTTCCTTCGCCGAAGTAAACACGGTTTGCTACGACCTCGGCAGACCGGCGCTTGTTCCCGTCCTTGTCCTTCCAGTCGCGCAGCTGCAATCTACCGTCCACGACCGCCATACTGCCCTTGAAGAAGTATCCGCTGACAAAATCAGCTGTTCCCTTCCAGGCGACGCAGTCGATAAAGTCCGTCTCTTTCTCTCCGCCCTCCGGCGTGAGGTCGCGGTCAACCGCCAGCGTGAAGGATGCAACGGACGTTCCGCTCTGCGTCTTTCTCAGTTCCGGGTCGCGCGTGAGCCGCCCCATAATAACAATGTGGTTCAGCATGCTTCCTCCTTCTCCCCGAAGATGGTTTTCAGGATAACGTCAATCTCATACGATTTCAGTTCCTTGTACGCTCTTTCAAGCATCGAAAGCTTCATATTTCTTTCCACCATTTCCTTGTACTGAACTGCATCCAGATAAACAAACGGTTTGCGTTCTTCCATGCTTACATCCCTTTCTTATAAACCAATTCTGCTTCATCCCAATCGGGATATTTCATCTTGAGATACCACCTGATATACGCCTGCATATGTTTTCTCTTTTCCGTCTGGTCAAAGTCGTTGTGGCACTTATCGCATAGCGTCACAATGTTCTGCTCGATTCCAAGCCCGCCCTGCGACCGTGGGATGAAGTGGCACCACGGATTGCCGGGGCGGAGGCAGACAATGCAGCGCCCGCCGTCGCGCGCCCAGACGGCTTTCTTGACCTTCTCAGGTATCTTTGTCGCCTTCGTTTCCTTTCTCATCCTGCCTCCATTCCAGCGCCATACGCTCGAGCTCTTCCGGCGGGAGCGTCTCAATGCCATGCTGTTTGCAATCCTCAACGACCAGATCAATAAGCCTCGCCATCTGCTTTGTGTCGTAGGTGCTCGAGCCGTAGTAGCAAATGACGTTCGTGCAGCCCGGAATTTTTGACGCCATAATCTCCGTACACCAGCCGAGACCGCGCGCTTCCCACCATTCCCGGAACCGCTTGACTGCTGCGTCCGGAGCGCATATCGTATCGGAGTTGTCACCAACATCCGGGATATAGTGCCGATAGATTTCCTCCGGCGGCGCACCCACTTTGACCGAAAGCTTATTGCAAAGCAACCAAAGATATCGGTTTGCATCCCGACTCCGCATCTTCCGGAACTCTTTAATTGCCACTGTGTACCTCTTTCGTGGGTCAAGTTCCCCGGCAACCATACGGGCTTGCGCCGGAAATTCAGGCTTGAGCTTCAGCCAGCTCCCCGAAGCGTCCATGCTCCACGAAGCTTCAACGATGTTCAGTTCTATCAACCGGAATGACCCCCTTTCTAAGGCACTTTGCAAGGTATCGAAGCCGTGGCAGATACTCCCCTTCTATCCATTCCCGATCATACGGTATCGGATGATAGGACAGCCTATCGTCCTCAATCTCCCGAAACCAGTTTCTGTAGTCTTCCGGTTCCAGATGGTACGCAACGATACGCAAATTCTTTTTCGCAGCGAACATTTCAACCTGTGCTTGCATCCAGTACGCACGGGACACCTTGAAGGATTCTCCCTTGTGCGTCTTTACCTCTGATATTTCCTGCGCGTCCTCGCCATCCAGATTCACCCGAAGCCGAAGCCGCCGAATCTTGATCTGCCTGTCCATCTTTCGGATGCCGATATGCTCCAGAATCCTGTGTTCGTAAGCACTTCCGGTATCCATTTCCAGTGTCGAAAAGTGGTCGCGGTTCACACCGAGCTTTTGCAGCCAAAAGCTGCGGAATGTCTTTGTGTCCCATCTACCCATGATCGCCGCCGTATCCGACGCGCCGAACCATCCGCTTCTGTCGTGATCGTGTATCATAAGCGTTTCAGCGTATTTTCCAGATACTGAATGTTACCGAACGACGCCATCAGCTGATCGAATTTCTTCTGATTCAGCCCAAGCCCCGAGAGGATATAGCTCATATCCGCCCCGTTTTGCAGTTTTAATGTAATCAGCTGTTCGATTCTCTGCTTGATCGCCATAATGCTGTGCTGGGATAGGTCATCGTCCGCGCGTTCCGTGTCCTTGTCGTTCAGCCAGAGCTTGAAGCCAAGCCCTGTGTGAATTGCCACGCCCTTCACAAAGGCTCTTGCATGAGCGTTGGAAATCCGAAGCTGATTCAACGTGTCATCGTAAACCACTAAGGAACCGTTCATCAGCGGCATATCCATGCGGAATGTTTTATCGTCGATGTGGATTTCGACGGAAACGAAATAGCACCCCGTCGTTCTGCCATTCTTGTCATGGACTTCTTTTGACTGGAATAAGTACCCGCCAGTCTCATTTTTCAGCGGCACAAAATAGACCTCATTCGCCCCGTTTTCGTGAAGCAGCATCTTGCATTTCGCCCACGGGAGATACGGAACTTCAATCGGCTTCCCGCTGTCATCCTTCGCCTTCCGCTTGTCACAGAACGGCAAAACGTCGATCTGTACAAGCTCGTTAAATCCTTTCAGCATACTTTCCTCCTTAAATCTTGCAGACTTGCTTGTCCAAGCCGCACATTTCGGCAATGCGATTCGTGCCATACGTTTCCACCAAATGCTCAATCAGGGCGTTATGTACGTTCCAGTTCTCTCCCGGAGGCACGGCGGCAATATTGCCTTCGTCGGAGACGAAATACTCGTTTCCGTCATAAATCTCTGCACCGTTGATATCCGTGATAAACGGCGCTTGCTGTTTGTCTTCCATCATTCCACCAACCTGTATCTGGCATAGCTCGTATCCTCGCCATACCGATTCTTGCTCGTTTCCATGTCGCGCCGGATGTTGTACCCTTCGCGCTTCAGATCGTAGACACGCGCTCCCAGCCGCATGCAGCCGAGGTCCTGCATCGCCTCAAGCTGCGTAATGCTGCCGAAGTCGCGCATGTACTTCAAAACCCGTTCAGCCTGCGTCATAGCTACCTCCAAAGCTGCGTGAAGATCGAACTGAAAACAATCTCGCGATAGAATATCTTCGGCGGCGCGGGTAACGGCTCTGCGTGCGTCGCAGCAAGCACCTTAGCCGCTTCTGCCTCAAACTCCACGGAGAACCATCTCTGCCAGTCAAGGCAGCGGCACTTGCCTGTGTCGTGTGTGCATTTCTTGCACGGGTAAATCATTCCATCAGCACCGCCCCGCCGAAGAAGATCACCGCCGCGCCGCCAAGCGTGAACGCCGCCTGGAACAGCCCGAATCCCAGCAGGACCGCCGTGCCGCCCAGAAGGACGCAGCCAATCGAGAAGCAGAACGCCTCCGAAGCCTTCAAAAGCTCCGACTTCCTTTTCCGCTGCCGGATAATCTTGTCCCACCGCTCGCCGAGTTCGCGCTCTCTTGCGCGCCGGTGATTCGCCTCAAGGATATATTCAACGTCAGTCATCATGTACCTCCACAAATTCCCCGTTCTTAGTGGGTCCATCCTTTAAATGCCGCTCAATCCAAGCATTAAGGTCCTTCGGAAAAACCCAGTAGACAGGTGCTTTCTCGGTTTTTACCGCCTTACCAAACGGGAAAACGCCCTGTTGCAGTCCCAGCCTAAGGACCTCAACACCGATCTGCATGCCGTTTTCTCGCAGAATCTCTACCGCTTCTTGCGGCGAAATTGTTGCTCGATTTAACATCCTATCTCTCCTTTTTCTTTTTCTAAGATTAGAGAAATACTATCTATTCTATTTCCATCTCCATTTCCTAAAGGTAATACCGTGGTATTACCGGAAGTGTTACCACGCTATCGATGTGGTTCATGTTTTCCCCTTTTCCTCACGTAAGTTCAAGTACCACGTAAAGTTCCTCTTTCTGATGCAGTCGGCGCTGGCGTCGGATAATGAACATCCTGCATATGCAAAAAGTAAAAGTAGTTCGTCTCCGCCGACTTCTATTTTTAGCCTTATGTTCGTTCCTTCCCTCACAACTTTAGCCGCAGCCTTACTTCTAACGGTTGCACGCTTTCCAATTTCATCCCACAGCTCGTTAGCCTCTTCGTTACTCATGTTTCCTCCTTTTTCGGCTGAGCCTCTTTTACAAGGCTCATGCCATATGCAATGTCTCCGAGTCGCTGTAACTGCTCAGGCGTAAGACTGTTCGCATTTTTACTCAGGTTTTCAAGTGCCTGCTTCGCTTCTTCCGGCATTGTGTCACCCCGCTTTCTTACGGCATCATTTTGCCGTGTTTTGTATTGTGACTACAGTATAGCACCGCTTTTTTGTTTTGTCAATACATTTCTAAAGATTTTTAATTATATTTTTGTCTTGACAATACATTTATATTGTGTATAATAATTGCAGGAGGTGTACTAAAATGAGCATTAACGAACGCATTAAAGCAGTCCGTAAAAACTCTGGATTATCGCAAACCGCTTTCGCTGAACGTCTTGGAACAACACGCGGCGTGATTACAAATCTGGAAGGTGAAAAAACCGAGCCTAATGAGCCCTTCTTGCGCCTGATCTGCAAAGAATTCAATGTAAGCGAAGAATGGCTTCGAACCGGCGATGGCGACATGATGCAGAAACTGACGCGGAATCAGGAAATCGCAGAGTTCATGGGGCGCGTTATGAACGAACCGGATGACGCGCCGAGAAAACGCTTTATCTCGATCATCAGCAAACTTGACGTTGACGAATGGCGGCTTTTGGCCGAAATCGCAAAAAAAATGTCCCAGGACGAATAACCGTCCTGGGATTCATTTTTTGTTATGTAACCATCGCATGAAGGAATCTCCAAACAAGTTCGATTTGCTCCGGCGTGGCCTTTTCTAAGAGTCGAATAATGTCATTTTTCGTCGAATTCTTTTTCTCATCCATAATTTTCTCCATTTCCGTCAAATTTTAGGTTGTTTTTTCGTGCAGGTTTCAGGTTGTGGATACAATTCCCCGATGATAAAATATAAATGCGCGTAGAAACTGCGTGCCCCCTATGATGAAGTGGTGGTGATTTCAGATTTTCAGCTTATTTAAGCGGCGCAAAAAAATAAAATTTACAGTTGAAATGCATGCTTTTGAGAATGGCCATGAGGTTGAACTTAAACCAGATATTCCCCCGTCTTGTGAACCGCTAGACTACGAAGAACTTAAATTTATAAATGACCACATTAAGCCTTATGAAGATATTATGATCGGCTTTGCCGTCGCATTAAGAGAACGACATAAACTCGACGATGAAATATCCCTTCTTGAATGCAAGATTGCCGCATATAACGATCTTCGTCAATTCTGCATATCTTGCGGAAGAAAGAAATATTTCGATGATGAGTGGGGAAAGCCTCTTTGGAATATGCCAGATGGTACTACATATATCACCCCCACAATTGACCGTCTGAACTATTTGAAGGAAAACTATCAGCGGTTGAAGCAACGGGAAAACGTAAGACTTGCGGTACTTCCAACCTTAGACGCAAAATTGCTTGCCTTTATCGATAAAAACCAACCAATTTTGCAAACCGACATATACAAAGCGTTTGACGATTCCGTCAAGGAAGATATCAAGGAGCGCCTTTATTTTTGGGATAAGGGTGGCCAGATTTCCCGCGTAAAGCATGGCAGCACATATATTGTATCAATGCCAAATTTATGAAAACCAAACGGAGGTTTGTTATTATGATATGCCCTAACTGTGGAAGCGAAAACGTAACAATTAGCATGCAGCAAGTATCCAGCAAAACCAAGAAGTCCGGCGTTGGCTTCGGCGGACACATGAATAACGCCGCGCGAGGTTTAACTGCTATGTGCACACTCGGCCTTTCAAATCTTGTTTGGAAGAAGAGCACTGGGACGGCCAAAGAGGTTGTGAAGAACCAGAAGATGTGCCTTTGCCAGAACTGCGGTAATTCGTGGCCTATTAAGTGAATCAGTTCGGCAGCGGGCATTGGTTCCACTGCTCCCGCTTCTCGCCGCCTACATCTGAGACGCAGGAGAAGAGCATGGGCGCTCCCTTGATGTAGTCGAGGCTCAGACTGTGAACGTCCTTGAAAAGCGCCCCGTCTACGATGATGTTTACTTTTCCGTTTTCAAAGCGAATATTGATGCTCTGCATTTGGTGTACCTCCATATTTTAGAACGTTCGTTCAATAATTTCAATTTGGAATCTTCCACAAAGAACACCTTGCATTTTCTTCGTCCGGTAACCCTCGTAAGCGGCAATTATGGGACAGACTATTTTGTATAATGGAATGTTTAAGATCTCCCCACCGTCGCTCCCCCGGCGGTGGGGCTTTCTCACGCGCCTGTAACCAGCATAGCAAAACTGGCAGAAATGTCCACCCTCAAATTGGTAAAACCATACCCATAGCAGAAGAATCAGCGAAATATATGTGAAAATGGAGGTATATCATGTCGGCGATTCAGGAACTCGCCCCATATCTTTCTGCATATCAGAGTAACATAAAGCGGGCGAAGGAAGATCAGCATTACACCATTGATAGGCTTGTCGAAGAATCCGGCGTTTCCAGATCGGCTGTGACGAAGCTCTGCGCAGGAACACAGCAAGACCCGAAACTGTACAATTCTGCCGCGCTGTGCCTTGTTCTCGGGCTGTCGCTGGATGAGCTGTGCGGGCTTGTCAAACCCGCAGAAAGCCCGGAAGAACTGACCGAGCAGATTCATCATGTCGAGATCGAAAACGCCAAGCTGGCGGCAACAACAGCCGCGCAGAGCGCACAGATAAGGTCTACACATACAATGTGTTACGTCCTCGCCCTGTTTTGTATGCTGCTCTCCTTTTCTCTGATTGCCTGCCTTGTGACGGATGCGCAGATCCGGAGCATAGGTCTTATTCGCGATGGAGATTTGTCCGTAGCTGCATGGGTTTGCATTGCCCTGATCGTAGGTTCAGCGCTGGCTTCGGCAATTACTTTCTATGCAATCCGAAAAGAACGTGGAGGGAAACATGGAGTGCATCAAGTGTAAAAAGGATATACCAGACGGTTCTGTGTTCTGCTGCTGGTGTGGGAAACAGCAGCAAACGCCACAACGAAAGGCTTTGAAGCGTGCAAACGGTACAGGGACAGTTTACAAGCTGCAAGGCAGGCGTACGCGCCCGTGGGTAGCCGCAAAAGGAAAAACCATAATTGGATACTACGATAAAAAAACAGCCGCCCTCGACGCGCTGGCGCGGCTACAAGGGCGGAGTATCGACGAAATATATAACTGGACCTTCAAGCAGGTTTACGAAGCATGGAAGGATGAACACTTCCGCGATATCGGCGCGAAGGGAATAGAGTCTTACGAACGCGCATATGACGTTTTTGAACCATTGCATGACAGAAAATTTCGCGAACTGCGGACCGCTGATTACCAGATTGTCATAGACAAGTACAGCGATAAGTCCCACTCGCTACTGTCGAAGTTCAAGCAACTTGCAACGCAGATGTCACAATGGGGAATCCGTCAGGAACTCATAACGACAAACTTCGCTTCGTTCATTAAACTGCCCGAGAATGTGAAGAAAGAAAAAGAAATCTTCTCAGAAGAGGATATTCAGAAGCTCGAAGCGGACGGTTCCCAGGCAGCCAAACTTACCCTGATGATGGTATATACCGGTATGCGAATCGGTGAGCTGTTCGGGCTTAGAACCGAAAATGTCCATGAAACCTACGTGATCGGCGGGGAAAAGACAGAAGCAGGCAGGAACAGAATAATCCCCATCCGCTCCGAAGGGCGTAAATATTTCGCAGAATTCAGGGAGCGTGCAAAAGGCGAACTTCTGATCTCTGGGTATGCTGGGCAAAAAGTCATTGCGAATTTTCGCAAGCGTGACTACTACCCGCTTTTGGAGCGGCTCGGAATCTCCAAGAAAACACCACACGCAACAAGGCACACATTCGCAAGCTGGGCTGTAGCAAACAATATCAAGCCGGAACTCCTGCAAAAAATGCTCGGTCATGCAGACTATTCCACGACCGCAAACATCTATGAGCACTTTGACATTGACCAACTTGTGAATGCGATAGATGCGCCTGTTACTAACACGTTGCTAACAAATCAAAAATCAGCGAAAAAGAAAAAGCCCTGAAACCTTTGAGATTTCAGGACTTTTTTGGTGGAGACTAATGGACTCGAACCATCGACCTCCTGCGTGTGAAGTAGACCTTCTGAAATTTCCTAAACTTTTTAAGCATGTTTTCAGACGTTTTGAGAAGTTTTCAAATTGGATATTAAATCTCAGACATTTTCAGATTTTTTCAGATTTTTTCAGTTACTAACAAATAGCTAACACAGTTACTAACACTAGACACGTTTTATCTTCTGCATAACAGAGTTATAAACCTTGCTGTTTACCATCGCAAGTGTATCCATAAGTTCGTCAATGACCGTCCAAGCCTTCGCCGGGTCTTTCCCGGCTACTGCAAGCAAAAACTCACTGTCCCCGTACTCGCCCACGGTAGCCGGTTCTGCAGTCACAGGGGCGGGAGCGCCAGAGTAGTAACCCACAAACTTATCTCTGGCATTCTCCGCTCCCTGCATCTTGTCGCGTATCACATATAGGTTCGCCAGTTTGGCATAATTGGGATAGCTGGATTCTTCGTATTCCAGCCGTGCTATTTCCTTTCGGATTTCGGCTTCATCCAGCATGTCTTTCCCTCCTTATGCTCTGTCAATCTGCTCCATGCAGCGCCGGATAGCCTCGCGCGTTTTATCATCGTCCGCGTCGCGCATCATGTCTTCCAGCGTCGAGCGCATATGCTCCCGCGCATCGGTTCGGCTATACCTTCCCATAGAATCGCGATGCCTGCCACGGTAAGAGCTGCCGCGCCCATACGTGCCGCGCATATCCGCTTCCCACTCGCCGTCGCGGGAATAGCCTCCGTCCTCAAGCATTTCGATTTTATAAGTGTTCTTGATGGAGCTTGTCAGCTTCTGAATTGCGTCCAGATCACCAGCAGACATTTCACGTTTGTCGGCGATTTCATCCAGCTCTTTGCAGAGCATTTCCCGAAGGTTTCTCAAATCGTACATATTCCTTCCTCCCTTCACGATACGCGCTCGATGATCATATTGCTATTTGCAAGGCTGATCGCCTGTGCGCTGGTGTTCTTCGCCGCTACAGTCAAGCAGCAGCCGCGCGGAACTTCCACGAATGTTGAAACGTAGATGTTGAAATAATTCTCAACAGCCGCAGGGGTTACGGTCGCTGTGGCGCTGTTCAAAGCCTCCCCGTTGATGGCGAGCGCAGCGGTGATAGCTCCGACTGTTCCGCCTGTAGGAACGGCGATATTCGCGCCAAAGGATACACGGAACTTCGCCTTACACTGCTGCGTAAGCCCACGAAGCGTAACAAGCCCGCTTCCGTCACGGTGTACGATACACGGTTTGCCACAAGCCGCCGTGGAAATTAGAGGGACGTTCTGCCCGGCGGCAACAATTTGAATATTGGGCGCTGTAAATTCAGCCATAAAATCATTCCTTTCTAAATGCGTCGAATTCGACACGGTTAAAAATAGCGGCGGGACGATTGCCCCGCCGCGTTTCTTGAGTATCGGCAAGGAACCGATCATTTTCGTGAGTCCACGAAAAAGCTCTACGTTATGGAGTTAAGCGCAGTTTCTGCAACCGTAGTTGTAGCCGTTATTACATCCGGAATACTGGTACGGGGCTGGAACCTCAAACGCCGGAACCGGACGGGGGTTGTAATGTACGAACTGTCCGTACACATAATCCCGAATCTCGTTCGTCTGCGTCGCCTGCGATGCAGCGAGGTTCGCCATAATAAGCTGCTGATTCTGCTCAGCAATCTTGGCATCCTTCGCGGCCAGTTCCTGCGCAGTCAGGCGCTGATCGATGCTGCGGAAGCCGCAGTTCATCGCGTCGATGATGTCGCGAGTGCTGTTCTGCACGGTGTTTCTGGTGTCGCAAGCCTGCGAAGCCATGTCATACCGCACCTGCGCAACGGCTGCGCGGTTTTCGCAGCAGCACTCCTGCGCCTGCATCGCCATGTTGTTGAGCTGCTGCATCAAGGCTGCCTGCTGGTTGCAGCGGGAAAGCTCCGCATTACCGAACCCCGTAAGTAGGGAGTTGTTCACGGCATAGAAGCCATCGCACAGCCCGCCGTTGATGAGGTCCATCTTGCGTTCGATGTTTGCGAAGTCGGAAGCCAGAACATAGCCGTCAACTACTCCGCCGGAATTGCCGCGGTTATTGCCGAAGCCATTACCGCCCCAGCCACAGAACAGGGCGAGGAACAGGATAATGAACCACCACCCGCCATCGCCTCCGAATCCGCCCCAGCCGCCGGAGCTGCCGGAAGGGGATACGTTCATGGTCGGCTGAATGCCGCCATCAGAAAGACTCATAATCATTTCTCCTTTCGTAGATTTTGAAATTTATCTCAATCGTGCGCACGAATTGAAATCTTAATTATCCAAGAAGCTGTTGAAACTGGCTTGCCGCCTGTTGTAGCTGGTTCAACTGCTGCTGCGAGATTTTCCCAGACTGTACCAGCTTCTCAACCTCCGCCCTCGGGTCGCCCTGAAAGCTCTGCTTGAACTGCTGAAACTGCCGCACCATATTTTGAAACTGCCCCATAGCCCCGGGCATTTGCCCGCCGCCGAGTGCATTAAACAGTGGATTCATTTTCTGCCTCCTTCACCTTTCTAACGGGCTTGACGCTCAGAGACGCCACCTTTGCCGCCAGTTCGTCAAAGTCCTTGCGGGTCACGTATTCCACCGTAGGCACTGTTTGTGGCGCTGTGGGGCTCACGGGGGCTGTAGAGCGCTCTACGAGGTCATACGTTGTCATTGCTGGTTTACCGCTTGCGTCTGCTTTCTTCACATACACAACCGGCGCATTCATATCCCAGAGCGTGACGGCGTTATTCGGCGCAACGATAAATTCGTTTGCCGCCTTCTCGTTCGGGACCCAGATGATAGACTGTCCACAGCTCGGCTGCTGTGGCTGAGGTTGCGGAGTCGGATACTGCATCGACGGCGCAGGCTGATACTGTGGACGCATCATTGGTTCCTGCATCATGGGCGGTTGATTGTAAATCGGCTGCTGATACACATAAGGCTGTTGTCCGAACATTATTTATCCTCCTTTTCCCAGTAGAACAGTGGGATTTCGTTCCCACTGTTCCACGTATCGAAATACGTGCCATCTTCCGCGCAGACAACGTGCGTAGATAGTGCGAGTACATATATACCGCGTGGATGGTCTGCGCAGAAATCCTCAACGGTATAACAGTCCGGGCATGTATTCGGCACGACGTTCCTTGTAAACCCATGCTGCCGAAGGTACGCGCCCCAGACACTGTTTGCCGACGGCATGTCGCCCATTTTCAGCCCCTGTAGGCAAAGTCCGACGTATGTTTCATCCCAGCTCTTGCCCGTCGCCTTTGAGATCGCCCGGACGGTACAGTCTCCGACTTGTTTCCCTTCCGGGTTTGGATTGAAATAAGAAAAGCCCATACCGAACACTCCTTTGTGTCCAGTATGGGCTTTTTCGTATTTTCGTGTGCCTCAGTTGTGCATCACTTAGCTATACAGTTTGCTCGACGTGTCTCTCATGCGCTGCATAATCCCAGGGAGGCGTCTTTGCACCGTAGCCCTGCCAAGATACAGTTCCGTCGCGACGTCCACCTGTGGAAGCTTATCCACAAAGTAGAGCTGCGCGATCTTTGCGTCTTCGCGGCCGAGATTCGATTGGTAAATAACCGTCTCCATATCCCGGCGCATCAGTCCGCCAAGCTCCGGCGGTAGTTTGCATCTGGCTTGTGGAGCCATAGCCCCGCCCCCCCTACTTCATCGCTTTTGCGAGCTTTTTGAGAAGATCGTCGCCGTACTTGTAGGCGGCGAGATAATCAATCGTGCCGTCGGTCAATCCGGCTTTCTGCTTGATGGTCTTCTTTGCCTCCTCGACGGCCTCGTCAACCTTCACGGTGTCGTACTCGACCCACGGGAGCTTTCCGTGCTTCTGCCACTTGCGGGCGTGGTAGCCTGCTTTCGTGCCGATGTTCTGGACGGCGGTGATCTGTGCGCCGTTGTCCCAGATCGGGGTGCATTCGACCGCCAGACCGTCACCGATGTACATGCCCCAGTGACCGGGCATCCAGAGACCTTCGCCAGGAATCAGCTTGTCCCAGCCGATGCCGGACACGGCGTAGCACTTGGCAATCATGCCGTCGGCGGAGACATCCGGAACGCTGTTCGAGGCGTATCTTGCACCGCCGTAGTAGGCATTTTTGTTGCCGTTCCAGCCCCAGAGAATGCCCTTTGTCAGGTTTACGCAGTCAAAGCCATAGACGATCTTCCCGATGAGGCTGCGCAGATACGCGACTCTGCCGCCGGTGTACCAGTCCGGGTACTGTGCGGATTTCTCGTCAATGATCGTTTCGCTCACGGGGGAGCCGAAGCAGCCCCACATGTAGACTGTCTTGTAATTCTTCGCAACGTCAATGTGCCTGCGCACAAGCTCGGATGCTTTCATCATTTCTGTTCGCCCTCCTGGGGCGCACCCGCACTGTCAAGCACATCCTGCGTCTTCTGGGACTGGGTCCCGAAATAAAACGCAATGATGACCGCATAAATGGTCATAAAGTCCTGCGAGATTTTGCCCACGACTGCCATGTAGGCGAACACGCCGGTCAGCACCAGCGTAACCAGAGATTTGACGCTGAGCAGGTTGCCCAGCCGCTTTTTGATGTTTTCCATATGTACCCCTTTCATTCTACCGGTTCATTTTTTTTTGCGAATACTCTCTTGAAAGCCAGCAAGCCCAGCTCTGAGACTGCTGCGCCTCCGGCGTAGCCGAGTACATCAGACAGGTCGACCGACGTACCCAGCTCCGGGTTGTGTCCAACTGCGATAAGGACAGCGATGGTTTTCAGCGCACACGCCCAGATCAGCACCATCGTCAGGAGTCTGAGCAGATAGATGACGATGGTGCGCGCCATCTCGCCTTTGCTCCACTTGCCCTTTACTCGCATATCAGCCTCCCAGCCCCGCCAGAGCCAGCGCGTAGCCGACTAAGCCCGAAACAATCGCCGTGACCACGGCTTTGATTAAGCCCTCCCAGCGGCTGCCGGGGAGCGCCTTGAGGGTTTTCACGTCGGCTTTGATCTCGTTCACGTTCGACTCGATCGTCTCCTGCTTCGTCGCCAGCACCTCCACGGAGGTAGCCAGCTGGTGAAGCGCCTTGTTGTCCGTCTCCAGATCGTTAATCCTGTGCGTGTTGGATTTGCACCGCGCGTCCAGCGAAGCGATCTGCGCCTGAATTCCGTCGTCCATGTGTTCTCCTTTCTCGCCCTCGGGCGGCTGTTATTCTTCTACATCCCACGCCTGCGGGTATTCTGCGAGACTATATGCTGTATCCTGGTTCGCTTTGGTGAACTTACCGTCTTGCACGGCCCATTCCCCTGCCTTGTACACGTCATGCGCGCCCGTTGGGTGTACGAAATTCCGCGCCGTCTCGCGTGACGTGCCGTGGTAGGGTCTGTTGAAGGTGAACCATGCAGAGCTACCCGGCGCAATATCCGGATATACTGAATTGTCATAATTTTGGAAGCATTCCCATATATCCCCATCTACGGAGAAAAGGTCTCCGGCGACGTGTTTGCCCGGCATCCATTCATCGTAGAGCGCCGAACACATGATAATTTCATCTGCCGTCTTTGGCTTCTCACCCTTCATCAGCATCCGCACCATATTCGCCGTGGATGGCAGCAGATCATAGACAACAGGCGTTGCAACAACCGGCTGCGGCTCCGGCAGCGGGATATTCGTCAGAAGCCAGCTGCCGTCTTTGATGTCCTGCCGGAGATAATCGATCGGTACGAACGTCCGCAGCTCGAAGCCGTTGTCCGCGAAGACCCCGACGGGACCGGTCAGTTCTGTCACCCCCGAAAGAGAATTGCCAGTAAACCGGACCGAGCCGGATGTGCTGTATACCCGGACGTTCGCGTAGGTTTGATTGTCGTGTGTGATGTACATAGTCCCTCCTAGCTCGTCGTGATGTCGCAGAAATAGTTTGCAGCTCCATATACAGATTTAATACTAAACGCAAAAGCTGTGCTGGATTCGACAGAAAAAGAATATGTTATCGTTGAATTACTCTCCTTTGCTGTTTTAACTGTCTTCCCATTAAGCGTAATTTTGCTAACAATTTCCCCAGATGTTCCAAACAAGTTATAACAGTGTACAATAGCAGTAACCCCGACGGGGATTGTATATGTACCTTTTGCAGTATATTTCGTTCCATCAATTTCGACGTAAGCGTAGCTCGCGTGCGTGTCTCCTGAAATTATAACATCTACTGTTTGCACTGGCTTTTCCGCCGGACCTCTTCGTAAAAACATTCCCATGAGCCACACCCCCTAGAAGCAGAAGCCGAAAGCCACGCCAGTTGCATAGTTCGCGTTGGAGCTGCTGGCGTTGCCACGGAGGACAAAGCAGAAATGCGTGGAGTCGTTGCCATTCGGACCGCGCTCCCACCAGGAGTCCGCACCGTCCTTCGCCCGGCTGTTTCCCGCCTTGTAGTAGTCGTACTGCGTGCCCTCTCCGCTCTTGGAATGGCTGACGCTGCCGAAAATCTCGATCTCGCTCAGCAGAAACAGTTTGTCCGCCGTGGTGTTGATGGTAGCACTCTGGTTGCCCGCTGAAGTAAGCTTGTTCACCTCGCGGATGTTATTCCTCACCTCTGTCGGCATCTTGGAGAGAATGGCAGGCAGGTGCGTTTGCCGCATGACACAGCTCGTCCAGCCGCCGTTGTTTGTTCTGGAGCTGTTCATGTTCTTCAGTTCGCCGTAGCAGTCGTGCAGCTGGAAGGTCAGCGGTGCCTTCCCGCCTGCGGTGTAGGTGTCGTGATTCTTGCCGATGATGTCGATCTGATAGCTTATTCCATTGATCGTCATTGTTTTCTGGTCGCCGACAGCCCATGTCTCCGGGACGGTGCCGCATTGGCAGGCTGCAATGATCTGATCCCAGGTATTATCCGCAAAATTTTCCTCATATGGATACGTAATCCCCGTAAACCATCTTGGGCTCCTTCCGCTCATCCGAACACCACCACCTTCACGGGGACATTCACCGTCGGCGCTTTGCCGATGCACTGCGCGGTCAAAGAGTTCGCGCCTGTCTTATAGTTGTGGATGAGTGCGAAGCCCTCCAAAAGCGCCGCATCCGCGTCCGGGTCCGTGCCCGAGAGAGCTACGTCCCACTGCGGATCTACGTCGTAGGACGCTTTCAGCCCCGTGATCGTGATCGTCTGCGCCTGGTAGCCGTGTGAATCAGCAGCCCAGCCAGAAGCAAGCAGCGTGCCGGTGTACTGTTTTATGTTCATAGGCTCATACACTCCTGTTATCAGCTCGCCCGCCGCGTTGTGCGCCGTCTTCCCCTTGAGAAGCGTCTCAGGCGTTACGGTGTCGGCGGTCAGGTCAAGCTTGACTTCGCCGTTAAGGGCGACTTTGTTGACTGCCATCTCAGCCTCCGATCTGGAGCGTCTGCCCTCCTGCGGCGTTGTCGGTGTAGGTGACAGGAATCGCCGCGACAGTCACCTGCGACAGATAGTCATACGTATCATCCGGCGTCACGACCTGCTCGGCAAAGCTCGGCGTGACGTTCTTGTTTGCCTGCGCCTTGACCACCTCGCCGCCGTAGCTGCCCACCACGCCGAGAATGGACACGCCGGCTTTGATATTGCCGGGGACAAGCTTTGCCTTCTCCGTTGGCTTGATACGCGACTTGCCGGAGCCGTCGTGGAAGCCCATCGGGATGGCAGGTTCTTCGTCCTTGTCGGCAATGTCCAGCGTCTGGCCGCCGTTATCCGGCATGGTGCCGGTCAGCTTCGAGCCTCGCGCGTAAAATGTCTTATCCTTGAGCACCTCCGCCACGGCGGCGGTCGCGTCCTGCGAGTTTACGTCAAACTCATTCGAGCCAACGATCGGCGCGCCGGACTTGTCGTGCGCGGTGACGCCCTTTTTGAGATCACTCGCAACAATGGTGTCGCCCGACAGGTCGAGCTTGACATCCGTGCCGACGATCAGTTTGTTTACATACTTGTTTGCCATATGCTCACTCCTAACTGTTCATATACTCGTCGCCCATGATGAGCGTCAGCCCACCGGCGGCGTTGGATACTTCATACTGCGGGATTTTTGAAACGTTCACGTCGCGGGACAAAAGCCGGTTTCTGGTCGGCAAGACCACCGGCTCGTAAGTCTTCGGCGTTACGTCGTATACGCCCTCATACGGCTTGCTATCTCCCGTGTAAACCACCTTCGCCGGGGCGATCTTCATCTTGATTTCCGGCTGGGAAAGCGTCATTTTAATCATACCCAGCCTCCTTCAAGAACTTTTTCGCGTCCGTCTGCACGATTTCAGCCGCCATCGGGTTTCCGTCGCCATCCGTTAAGGCAAGCTGTAGCCTTACGGTGCTTGCTTGCAGCCGCATTGCGTCTGCATACGGGATTTTTACAAGCAGGTGCGTTTCGTCGACTACTGTAGGTTCGTACTGGAAGAAGGAACATCCCTGCCTTACGTAAAACTCAATCTTCGTCGCTTTCGTCAGGTCAGTTCCATCAACTTCCACCGATAAAGCGTTTGCAATTTTCTGAAACACTGAATCACCCCCCTATGTTTTTGGGATTCCGACGACGTAATCCACCACGTAAGAGCCGGAAATCTTCGAAATCTTCACGCGGTCACCCGCCTTGAACGAAATCGACGTGTTGCATTTGTAATGCTTTTCGCTTGCCGTCGTGCTGCCGTCAAAAATCAGGCTCAAACCGTCGGAATACACCGCGCCGACCGTCGCAAGGTCAAATGTCGGGGCTGTTACCTTCTTTTCTTTCTGCGTCGATAAGCCCGGAATCATGCAATCACCGTCCTTTTCGCTGTGTGTTTCATCAACTCTCCCGCTCCAAGCGTGATGCTCCAAGCGGTTTCCTCATAGATTCCGCCGATATCCGGATGGTCAATGGAGATCGCGTCCCCGATGCCGTGATTTCCCTCAGAAAATGTCTCGAAACTGATTGTTTTTACCGTCTGCTGCGACTCGCTCATCAGCCGGTTCGCGATGGTCTGCAATTCGTCCTGAGATGCAACATTGTCGACCTTCGTCACCTGAACGATTCGCATATTCCGCTTGAATGTCGAGGTCGCGGACGACGGCGATTCGTTTACCGCCGTCGCCACAAGCGCATCTTCCAAGTCCGGATTCGAGCAGACGCACACAAAAACATTCGGCGTAGAAAAGATGTCCGTTTCCTCCGAAGCGTCTGCCGAAATCGGTCTCAGAATCTCCGTCCCGCCGTATCGGTGCTTGATGTTTGCCGCAAGCGCCTGTGTATACGGCTCGATATGGGCGATACCCTGCACGTCGAACCACACAGGCTTGTAGTTGATCTCCGCCAGAAGGTCATTGCAGATCGTCAGATAATCTGTTCCGATCTCCCAGTCCTCGCGGTCTGTGGCAAGCGTTGCCGCAGAAGCTGTCGTGATAGCCAGTGCCACGCCGCACGCCGTCAAAATCTGCTGAACGACCGTCAAGTAAGACGTGCCCTTTGCATAATGCACCCGCGTCTGCGTTTTGTTGCTTTTGAGCAGCCAGCACCGGTCATACGCCTCTACCTTGACCGTCTTTCCGTATTTTGTGACCGCTGTGGTCACCGTCGCGGCGCGGAACACCCCGAGGGGATATTCCGTGCCGTCCACGGTCAAAATCGGCTGAATTTCGTCTGATAGCAGGTCGACAATGGGATTCACATAGAACTCTCCGGAAAAGCTCGACTTGATCTCGCCGGACGCATCGAAATAAACCGTTGGGTCATTTCCCGCCGCCCACGAAAGCGCCGAAACTTCGCCGCCTTTCCGAAGAACCGCTACTCGGTAGGATACGTCACGAATCAATGTCGATCACCTCCGCGTAGTCGATCTGCTGAATCGAGAAGTTGACGACGGATTTATCTGGGTTCACTCTCGACGTGTCGCTCGTCTCGTTCAAGTATCCGATGACCATCTCGCCGGACTGCGTTTTCAGGCACACCAATTCGCCAATCAGCGCGTCAAATCCCGCTTTGTCTTCGTCCGGAAGGAAAACCGCCGTGCCGCCGACCTTCTTTGTCACAAACTCGCTTCTTTCCGCGTGCGGGTACGTGCTGCCATACATGAAAATGTACTGAATATCGCGGTTGATCGCGTTCTGCACCGGCTGATTCTTGAGCCCGCAATGCTTGAGCGTCACTTTCTTCCCGGACGCGATGCCGTAGAGCGTCACATACTGTCCGGTCGTGATCGTTACCGTGACCGCGCTAGACAAACCGTAATTGCTGGAGTCTGCGTAGCAGCCGCGCACCTGGTACGTTGTGCTGCCGGAAGACAGCTCGTCGGTGTACTGCGTCTGTGTTAGCTTTGCAATCGGCTTGCCGTTGCGGTAAACCAGATAAAAGTCATAGCTGCCGGATGTCTGCCAGCTTAAGTCCGCGACGCTGGAAGCCTGTACGCTCAGCGAGATACTCGCGCCCGGCGTGTTGGTGACAGGCAAAGCTGCCGTTCCCCAGTTCGACCACATGCCGTACTGGTTCTGCACACGCACACGCACTGTATGGCTGCCGTCCGCAAGATACGCCGGGCTTGTCCACGTTTTGTCTGTTCCGTAGTGCGTGCCGCCCGAGATCTTGCCGTCCAGCTCTACCTGGTACGCCTCCTGCTCGGAGGTCTGCCAGCTGATGGATGGGCGCGGGCCCGTGCTCTTGATCTGGATGCTCGGAGCCGTCGGCGCGGCAATCACAACGATCTGCGCTGCATTGCTCCATGCGCCCGCAATGCCGTCGGCGTTGTAGGTGCGCACGCGCCAGTATTTGATACTGGAAGTTAACGTCCCGGCAGGGCACGTCCACTGCCGCGCAGCGCCGGTCACGGTTGCAAGCGTCGTCCATGTACTACCATCGGTGCTCTTTTGCAGGTCTGCCTTGCTCTGCGCTGTTCCGGTTGAGATCGAGTGCTGCCACTGGAACAGTACGTCCTTTGAGCCGTCGATCACCGTATCAACCGGGCTCAGAGGCGCGGCGGTCGGCGTTGCGTCTGCGGTCGAGAGCGTCACCCAGTCGGATGTTGTGACCACACCGCTGTTTGCCGTGACCGCGACCTGCCACTGAATGCTCGTCGTGCCAGCGAAGGTGTTGGCTGGAACTGTAACGCTCTGCGTGTTGCCGGAAACGCTGATCGTGTGGATCGTGCCGCTCGTCCCGGAGCGCCAGCGGAAGACTGCAGAGGTTTGCTTAAGATCAGCAAGGCACACTCCCGGGTCTTTTAGCCCCCACGAAAATACATTTTCTGTTGTTTTAACTACAGAGCCAGAATCGGGAGAAACGGATTGGATTTCGAGTGGGCAAATGTAAGAGTCGTCGAGCGATACAGAGGCATACGGTGCGTTGCTGCCGCTTGTTGCAAATTCCACCCATGCTGGAGAGCTTCCAGTCTGAATTCGCCAGGCGATTCCTTTTTTCATTCGCTCAACTGAAAATGCGAGCGAACTTCGCCTCCAAAACGGGATGTTTTTAATGTTGTACTCGACGAACGTGCTGAGCACGATTATTTCTGGCCGAGTAGCATATGTAACGTTGGTAACGTCGAATTCTCCGAAGACAGCGCATGGATACAACTTGTAGTAAGAATCATAATCAGCATCACTTGCCCCACTCGCGTCTTGAATGTACGTATACAGATACGAAGAATTAGAAATAACTCGTTTGTATTCGCTCCCGTCCGTCGGTGTTTTGAATTTTAAGAGCAAATAGTCGTAATCCTTTTGCAGCCTCACGGGGGAAGAGGTATGGTCATTAGCGCCCTGCGCGTAGTAGTTCAGAAACGCAAACCCTTCAATCGGGACTTTTATTGTTGTAGCCACCTCACGTCACCCCCATTCTTGTTCTTCTTCTCTGGCTCTTGGCGCGGCGGATAAAGTCGTCGATCTCGCGGATTTCATTCGCCTGCACGATAAAGTTGTAGGTATCGCCGCCGGAGAGGCTGCGCCCTTCCTGGTTTGTGCCGATGAAGTTTTCGCTTCTCATGCAGATACCCCCATCCGCGAAGTCAAACGCTCATTTTCTGTAATCCGGATGATGTCGTTAAACTGCTTCACCCGGTCTGCGTTGATGTTGTAGTAGTTATTTGTCGTGCCAGCTCCGGCGAGTGCCGGAAGATGACCGAAGGAAGACATTCCAAAGGTCATCGTGCCGAAATCGAGTTGGCTTTGAATTCCACGCTTGACATTTGAGAATTCCTTGTCAAAGCCCTGCCCGAGTCCTTCCGCCATATAACCGCCAATACCGGCGAAGACTTTAGACGGGGACGCGATGCCGAGGAAGCTTTTCACACCGTCTACAAGCCCCGTGAAGACGTTTTCAACCGTCTGCTTGAAACTGTTCCACATATTCACGAAACCGTTTTTAATGCCCTCGACAATGTTCTTGCCGATGCTTCCCCAGTCAAACGAAAGGAATGTGTCCACGATAGACCGAATCAACTGTGGAGTGACCATAACGATATCCGGAATCGCTTCAATCAAGCCAGTTGCCAGAGCCGCAATGATTTTGGGACCTGCCATGATGATCGCCGGCAGATTATCGATAATGCCCTGCACGATGCCGAGAATCAGGTTCGGAATCGCCGCGATCAGCTCCGGAATCGCCTTGATAAGCCCATCTGCAAGCGCCATTGTGATTTCCACGCCTGCTTCAAGAATTTTCGGCATATTTGCAATGATCGCCGTGACAAGGTTCGTGATAACGTCCGGGACCGCTGCAATCAGTTTCGGAGTCGCATCTACAAGCCCATCAACGAGAGCCAGAATAATCGCAAGCGCTGCGTCAATCAGGTTCCCGAGGTTTTCCGGGCTAGTCAAAACCTCTACGATTTTAATAATCGCGTCTGTTGCTGCTGGAATCAGCTGCGGGAGCGCGTCTGCAATACCCTGTGCAAGCGATACGATTACATCAATACCCGTCTGTGTGATCTGAGGCAAAAGCTCAATGAGAGCCGGAACGAGTGTGTTGATGACCGTCGGCGCGACGTCTGCCAAAACCGACAGCACAGACGGCAAAGCCGCCATAAGACCGGTTACAAGGTTTGTAGCGCCCTCTACAAGAGACGGCAGTACCGTGCCCAGAATCGCCGGTAACTGTTCGCTTACCGTTCCGATAAGGGACGTTGTCGCTTCGACGATACGCGGCAAAAGCTCCTGAATCCGAGGAATCAGATTGTTCCCCGCGATGACCACAGAATCCGTAAAGTTTCCTACCAAAACGCCCAAATCTTGGTCAGGGTCTGCCATGCCTGTCACAAGATTCTGCCATGCGGATTTCATCATACCGAACGAGCCCTGAATCGTGCTTGCCGCTTCCTCTGCCGTCGTGCCCGTGATGCCCATTTCTGTCTGCACCACGTGGATAGCATCTACGATGTCTGCATAGCTTGAAATATCGTACTTGATGCCGGAAATCTTCTCTGCGTCCGCAAGCAGCCGCTCCATTTCCGCCTGTGTGCCGCCATAACCGAGCTTGAGGTTATCCAGCATTGTATAGTTCGCTTTCGCAAAGCCTTGATAAGCATTTTGGATGGATGTCATGTCCGTGCCCATCTTGTTTGCGTTATCGGACATATCGGTAATTGCCAAGTTCGCCTTGTCCGCTGCCGCGCTTGTGTCTCCATCGAGAGATTGCAGCAGAGAGGCCGAGAAGCTCGTTACCGTCTCCATATATTCATTTGCGGACAGGCCAGCGGTCTTATATGCGTTGTTCGCATAATCCATAACCTGATCTTGGCTGTCCTTGAAAAGCGTTTCCACACCGCCGACAAGCTGCTCATAGTCAGCATACGCTTCGACCGCCTTTGTGCCGAGCGTCCCGAGCGCCGCCGTTCCTGCCGCAACACCAGCAACAGCCACTTTACCAGCCGTCGCAAGTCCGGATTTCAGTTTTTCCCCGAGTCCGGATGTTTTCTGCCCAACTTCATCAATGCCTTTATTCGCTTCGGTCGTATCCGCACCGATTTTTACAAAAAGTTCAAATAGATTCATCTTTCACCACCAGTCCGCACCGCTTAACAACCTCGGCGGTGATTTCTTCGCAGGTTCGGTTGTCCTGCGGCTTCGGGTCTATCAGGTCGGAATATTTCGCCTGAACAAAGCTGCCGCCCGCGAATTTCGCTGTGTTTTCCGTCATTGTGCGCAAACACTCCGCCGTATAAATGCGGAAGGCTGATTCTTCCTGCTGCCGCTTTACCAAAATCGGCAAAAGGCGAATCAGCCCTCCCACGCTTATCTTTGGAGCCGCCAGAAGCGCAAGCGTTACGCTTTCGCCTCCGACGCGCACGATTTGAAAAAATCCAGCATATCCTTGTCCTTGACAATCTCCTGAATCTGCCGCATGGTTTTTAGGACGCTCTGCTTTTTGACCGCCTCGACGGTCGTTTCGTTGACCGCAGCCAGAATACCGAGTGTGTCCTCTCTGTGCTTTTTCAGGATCAGGGGAATCCACTGCCCGATCTTCTTCGCACCGATCGCGTATTTTTCACCGGCTGTCTGAGGCTTCTCTGCGTCAATCTGTGCTTTCAGACTCTCCCGCAGCTCATCGTCCGTCAGGATGTTGAGCGCGTACACGCTGACCTCGCAAAGAACGTCAGCCGCCTTATCCGTGCTAAGTTCCGAAAATTTCATACTTTCTTCTCCTTACGTTTCAGCCGTACCGGCTTTGATATAAACCTCATACGGCACAACGTCCTGCTTCGACATCGAATAGTGCGCCGTGTACTCAAACGCCATCTGCCCCTTGTTCTTGTCCGCCGTTTTCAGCTGGAATCCTCCGGTCGATAGCGCGTTCATAAGACGAATAGCAATGAAACCGCCATTCGTTGCACCGTTCTTGTCGGAATAATCGCCCACAAGCCAGATGTCCGCAAAGTCAGCCGCCGAAAGATCGCGCCGAGGAACAACCTTCGTCGTATCTGTGCCGTCGATGTCAGCCGCCGCCATAAGAGATTTCGCGGAGGCGGTCGTAGCCGTTACATATGTACCGGAAAGTTTCACTTCGACATCGTCCATCCGCTTCATTTCCATTGTGTTCTTGGGGCAATTGTCCACATCCGAGCCGTAGTCGGAATACGTCGGTGTCGCGGAAAATGTAACGCCTCCGGTAGTTGCACCGATCTGGTTCTCCGGTTCAAACGTTCCGGTTGCAGGCGTAAATTCGCTCAAAACAACGCCAGCGTTGATTTGCAGCTGCTTAAACGTATCCGCCGGAATTTTTGTAAATTTCGCCATGAAATCAGTCCTTTCAGTTCGCGGTAATGTATTCGACCGTTACGTTCAAATACCGCCGCTTGATGTATTTGTCGGAATCATCCGCGATGTTCTGGCACCACGGCGTTCCGCGCTTAATCCAAATTGCACCGCCGTCGCACGGAACGAACACGCCGCCAAAACCGATCGCGTCCGAAATTTCCTGCGCTTTGGCATTCGGTTCTGCTTCCTTTTCCGTGTAGTACCACAGGTTCACCGTAAGCCCGATCTCTCCACTATCCCATGCGCCCGTAATAAGCTCATACGTGAGCCACGGGAAAACAGCATCGTCCGGCACGCTGGACGTCGAATAGGCTGTCAGGAACTGCGAAAACCATTCTTGTAGAGCCTGTCCTTTTGTCATGCCGGTAACGCCTTCTTTTCTGCCGTGAAATACTTGAGATCGAAGCTGGCCGAGCGTGGGGACTGCTTTGCCGTCGGTTCCGATGTTACACGGTACGTCTCGCCGGTCGTTTTATCCCGGAAGAAGTCGTTATACTCAATCGGAACGCTTTGCTGAACCAGAACCGAGTAAACGCTTGTAACGCCCTCTTTTTCGGCTCTCCTTGCCTCCATCGACGTATCAAGCGCCTGATAGTTGTAAAACTCCGCGCCTTCCGCCCACGTCGTGATATAGCCGCTCTCGCCGTCCGGCACGCGGCTTTTGTCCAAGAGGACACACGGTCTTGCAAAATCGTCAAGTAAGCTCATATCTTCCTCCATTGGTTCAGGCGCGACTTAAAAACAGACTGCCATGTTACCATTCCAGCGCCGGTTGCAGACCCGCTAGTCGTTTTCGAATAGCTGTACCCGCCGAAACTCTCCGACGTGTACGGGCTCGCGGCGATGTCTCCGTTCTTTTCCTGCCACGCCTTGATTTCCTCTCCCAAGCAGAGAAGTGCAGGAGGAACAGACATCGGCCATATAGAGCCGTCAAATGTCTCGTCTGCCATCGCGTAATCCGGGTATTGGTGAACTCCGTCGTTGAAAACAGAGCCCACCACACGGAAAAACTGTCCGTTTTGCAAAAACGGCAGTGTGATGCTGCCGTTTTCGACCGTGTACGTACCACTGATTCTGTCAGTTTCGAACCAGTTTCGAAGCACGCCACATAATTCAGTCAGCATCACACCGCCACCTCCATTACTTCGCCGTTACCGTCGCGTTGCCGGACTTCTGCGCCTTGTAAGTCGCGTCAGCCTCAACGACTGTGATCTTCTTGCCCGTCGTCGCAGTGATATCGGACTTGCCGTCCCACGTCGACCACGTTCTGACATTCTGACCGTAGGTAACCGTCTCAGCCGACTCACCTACCTTGTACTTGTAGACGTTCCCAGACACTTCCTTTGCCGGGGTAACCGTGATCTTCGTGTCGCCGGTTGCGGTTCCGGCTGCCGAAGTAACGGTCAGTGTGCCGAGCGACGGGGTCTCGTCAATGTCAGCAACGGCAATGCCGTCCTGATACTCCGCGAACAGGGTCATGCCCATGATCGCAAAGGACTCGGAGACCGCCGTGGAGTAGTTGCCCTGCACGTGGAAACCAACCAGGTTCGTTTCGCCATCAGTTCTGTAGTCAAGACCGGCACGGGCGAAATCGCTGTCAGCCGGGTCGATGTAGTATAGGACGATGTTCTCGACCGGAGTCGCAATAACACGACCACGCTTGATTTCTTCGTCAGACAGCAGGAACACGGTGCTGTAGCCCATGAAGTTCTTGATGTACTGGAAGCCGAATTCAGTCTGGATGGTGATATCAGCGCCGCCGAGATAGTCATACAAGTCCATGACGTTCACGAAGCCGACAACGTTTGTCGCGGTTCTGTGCATCTGCTTGAACTTGTTGATAACAGCGCCCTTCGCCATCGCAAGCGCACGCTGCCAGTTGGTTTCGCTGACGCTCAGAAGGCCGGTATTCAGGTAGTCGTAGAACCGGTTCGTGACGTTGGTCTGAAGCTCATACAGGAAAGCTTCGTCGGTCATCGCGACTGCGACATCATAGCCGTATTCCTTGATTGCCTCGATAGAGACCGCCTTCGCGTACTTTTCGACGTTGATGTTCGCATAGTCCTTCTCAATGACCGTCGCTTTGGAGTAGGGAATCTCTTCTCCCTCGCCGACGCTCTGCGCGAGCGTCACGCTTGCGGTCTTGGATTTCAGGACGGTGCCAGGCTGCTTTTTGATGGGGCGCATAATGCCCAGAATGTCGCGCAGGTGCTGCCAGTTCCGCGCAAAGCGGGTTACAAAATCGATTTCACGAGCGGTTACCTGAACGTCGCTCGTCATGGTCAGGTTGTTTTTTGCTGCCATATTATTCTTCCTTTCCGAACAAATTGAGATTTGCGGCAATTGCTGCCTGCCGTTCAGACGCGTCCCTGATCTTAAAGATGTCGTCCCGGCTCATAGCGCCGCCGTTGTTTGCGGGCGGGTCTTTGGTGTCCGCGCCCTTCTGTTTCGTGGTAACGACGAAATCTGCCCACTCTTCCTTGATGGACTTCTTCAAATCATCGGCGTTCTTGATTTTGCCGTCTTCCAATTCAACCGAAGAAAGATCGGTGACCTTCAAAACCGAATCAATGCGCTTTTCGCTGATACCCGCAGACTTCAAAAGTTCCCGATACGCGGATTCCTTCGCGCTCTTGGTTTCCTTCTGCATCTGCTCTCTTTTGTAGTCGTCAAATTCCTGTTTGACCTTGTCGTGCTTATCCTTCCAGCCATCGTCGCCTTTGGCTTTCAGGTTTTCCAACTCCGCCTGTACTCCGGGGAGCTTTTCAGCGTCTGCCTTATACCGCGCGAGATCGCTTTTTAGCCCGTCTACGGTATCGGTGTGCGCCTCAATGATCGTGTCCATCTGCTCTTCCGTCAGCCCCATTCCCTTTAGGAGCTTCCTTGTTAATGCCATGTTCTATCTCCCTTTCCCTTGTCGGCGGTTCTTTGCCGCGACAGAACAAAAAAATGTGGCAACAGTCGTTTCTTCACTGTTACCACATTTATACCGCATATTTTAGGCTCTCTTACGCAAACTTTCAGCCATTTTTGAATTCATCCTCTACGATCTTCCGGTATTCGGATGCATGGTCAGCCGCTGCGGGCTTCAAATACGGCTGTGCTTTATTTCCCGCCGTCCAGTGCCAATTCCCATTTGCGTCCTGATACGCCCACGGCGTAGGTCTTCCGCCCGGATAATACTTACCGGTTCCGAGTTCGACGTATGCGGCATATTCCGTGTCACTTCCGACGTATGCCGCTGGCTCTTCTTCATTCACACGGTGCGTGATGCTGTTCCTCAGATTGCCGGTATCGACCGGGCAAAGCCGCTTTGCATACTTTTCAGCCGTCATGCCGATCTTTTCGAGGGCGCGAATCAGCGCGTCGTGCATAGCGGACTTCACTTGTTCGGAATTGTCGATAAATTCAACGTTCATCTTTGTAAATAGCCTTCCCCACGCTTTGATTTCTCCCACTGTGCAAATGTCATATTCGGCAGAATTCCGTATCTGTCTCGACGTTTCCCATTGGAAGTGTCAATTCCCTCTATCGCAGATACCAGCGTGCAGCGGCAGTTGTATATTTCTTCCGGTCTTCCTTGCGGGTCTCCTGGGAAACGGCAACCATTAGAAAACTTCTTATCGTTATCCACGATTTCACCATCGAGCATCGCGTGAGAATGGCGCGTCCTGCCATCAAACGTTGCCATCCACTCTTTGCGGCATTTAATCCCCATCTTTTCAGCTGCAAAGTAAGAATCCATCCGTCCGGCGTTCTGCGCACCCGTGACTGCCGTTCGAGCTGTCCGGATAGCGGAATCGCGGCTCATGGTGACAATTCTGGATTGTAGATCATCTGCCATGTGCTTAATGCTCTTGCCCTGCAAAATGGAGCTTGTGACGCTGGCTGTGATCTGCTTTTTGCCCCATGCAAGATCAATTCCACGCTTTAACGCTCTTTTCGGCGGGTAATACGGCATAAGCTCCGGCTGTTCCACAATCAAGCGCTTTACAGTCTGTTCGTCCCATAAATCAAAGCCGACATCGCCGGTCACTTGCTCTATGGTGTACGCCGCGAAATTTCGATTCAAACTGTAAATTCCCGGCGTTGCATCGTTGACATACGCAACAGCAGCAGCGTTTGCATTTGTCATGCGCTCTGCGACCTTATCCCGTAGCGACTCAAAGCGCTTTCCACGCCCGATCTGTGCAAGCCGCCATTGCTTGTATTGTTCCTCTGTGATATCGCCAACGTCCATCCGTGCCTTTTCGGCTTCGTCACGGTCTGCGAACTTTGTGAAATACTCCTTGATGATGTCCGTCAGACCGTCATACGCTTCTTTGTAAGAATCATATATCCGCTTTTCGAGCGCCTTTAACTCTTTTTCGGTGAGGTCGTATCCCTTATCAGGTCTCATCGTTCACCATCTCCGGCGGCTCGAAGCTGCGCTCAATATCCTCTGCCGCTTTTCTTTTCAGAATTTCGGCGACTTCTTCCTGCGTCAGCCACGGGAGCTTGTTCAAAATTGTCTCATCGTCTAGGTAGTTTGCCGCAAGAAGCACCATCTGCGTTTGTTCCAGCTGATTTGTTACCTTAGAGCGAGTAAAAGACGGGTCATCTTCAATCCCGACGATTTTGAAAAGTGCCTGTAAGAAATCAATTACGCAGTATTCGAATTGATCGACCTTGTTATCCATCGACTGATATGCCGCATTGATCTCCGTCGCTGTTTTCTGCCCGCCTTGCAGTTTTGTAACGTCCAACATCTGAAAATCTCGGTACAGATCGTCGCTGATTCTGGAAAGAAGCGCTTCCCGAGCTTCAACCGGGATTGTGAGCGTATGAGCCTCTGCCTTCGCGCCGTCATCGTCCACAAGACCTACGCCAATTCTCCGCATGGACTCTTTGAACCGTGCCATACCGATCTCGTCCATGCCGCCAGCATTGGAAATTGTCCAGTAAATAACGGATGCATCATCAACCGTATTCGCAAAGCCGGATTTGATCAAATCGTAGCAGTCAATCGCCTCGCGCTGTCCGACCAGTTCAGACTGCTTTGCGCGGTTCCCGTACATGGGAATAATAGGGAAGCCCGGATAATTCTGATACGCCAGAAGTTCGGTCCCGTCAATCTCAGAAGTCGCTTCCACAGCCACATAGCCGCGCTTCGGCTCCAAAATCATCATTTCTTCCCCGCTCCGTCGGATGTACTGTGTAAATCCGTCAGGTTCGAAGAGAGTAGCACGCAGCGGCTTGCTTGTGCATACTTGCCAGAAACGAATGCCCGACCGAAGCGCTCCGTTTTCCTCATCCAGAAGCGGAACAAATTCTGTCACATCAAACACTTCAAGGTGATCGAGATTCCAGAAACCATAGGAAACGCCGCCGACAAGCGCGTCGTGCGCTGCGTCTTGGAGCCGTGTGTCAAACCCAGCGCCCAACTTCGCTTTGTTTTCCTCTTTTTTCAGTGTCACGCCGTTTCCAAGCAAATACTGCGTTTCCTGCGTGATGAAATTTGCAAAGAAATTGCTCCGAAGCTTATAGTTCGGACTGTAGTTGTCCGGAATG